TTATATTATGCTGGTGTGTCTTTTGCTGAACAAGATACCAAAATCGTTTCACCTGAGACTATCGAAAAACTAAAGAAGAGTTTTATCTTTGGAAAGACTGGTTATTCAATCAGAAATGCGATTGAAAATTCACTAGATACCGAAGCTGGTATTCACGCGAAAGAACGAATTGTCGCTCACAAACGTATGATCGAAGCATCATACAAAGCACTTTCTGATCGCCGCAGAGCAAGAAAAGAAGCTGCAATGGCTAAATAAAAGGTTGACATTACCTCAAAAGTGTGTTATAATTATTATATTGAATTGAGAAGAAGAGTTAATATTACGATTTATTGCAGGGTACTATCAATGGTAGATGGTCAGGCTCATAACCTGTTCGGTTGGCGGTTCGAATCCGTCCCCTGCTTCCAATATTTACAAACTGGTAAATGAGCAAGTGAGATATTAAGCGGATAACTTTGAGGTAAAGCGTCAGCCTTCCAAGCTGTACTGAGTAGAGTTCGATTCTCTCTATCCGCTCCAATTTTTAATAACGGCCCCTTCCTCTTCGCCTCTCAATTAAGATTGGTATAGTTCATGGCTATATTGATTGGGCGTACGAAGGGGTTCTTTTTTGTAATAAGAGGAAATATGATGTCAAATATAATGGATAGATTGAAGAAATCTAGCAAAATTAAAGAAACAACGAGTCTTGATAAGTCTATCATGTATTCGTCAAAATCCGAATGTCCTACCTCTGTACCAATGATCAATGTAGCCTTATCGGGTGATCCCGCTGGCGGCTTGACTTCTGGCCTTACTGTATTGGCTGGCCCTTCAAAACACTTCAAAACCTCGTTTGCCCTGCTGATGGCAGCTGCTTATTTAAAGCAGAATCCTGATGCTATGATGTTGTTTTATGATTCAGAATTTGGTTCGCCACAAGCTTACTTCGAATCCTTTGGTATCGATGTTACTCGAGTATTACACTCACCAATTCCTAATATCGAAGAATTGAAGTTTGATCTAATGACGCAATTAGAAGAAATCAAGCGTGATGATAAGGTCATTATTGTTATTGATTCTATCGGTAACCTTGCTTCTAAGAAGGAAATGGATGATGCATTGGATGGTAAATCTGTAGCGGACATGACACGTGCCAAGCAATTGAAGAGTGTATTTCGTATGGCGACACCATACTTAACTATGCGTGATATCCCGATGCTGGCAATCAACCATACATATCAGACCCAGGAAATGTTCTCGAAGCAGGTAGTTTCTGGCGGAACTGGGATCATGTATTCGAGCGATAATGTCTGGATCATTGGCCGCCGTCAAGAAAAAGAAGGCAAGGAAATTATTGGATATGAGTTCATTATCAATATCGAGAAATCTCGATTTGTTAAAGAGAAGTCAAAGATCCCAATTGCTGTGTCATATGATGGCGGTATTATGCGATGGTCAGGATTGTTAGAATTGGCTACTGAAGGCGGATTTGTAGGCAAACCTAATATGGGATTTTATCAACATATTGATCCTGAAACCGGTGAAATGATCGGTCCAAAACTTCGTGCTAAGGCTACGATGAATAAAGAGTTTTGGGAGCCTGTTTTTGAGAAGACTGATTTCCGTGAGTTCTTGAAAAAGAAGTATACCTTAGGTTATCAGACAATGATGAGTCAGGACGAAGATAATATCGAAGAGACTGAAGAAAAGGTGTAGCATTTATCATAGTTTCATGGTATAATATATTATAAAATATAAAAAGGGTCGACAGACCCTTATGATTTCAAGGAGAATACATGATAACGTTTGATGATTATACCTATACCGAAAACTCAAAACATGATGAATGGATTATTAGGTTACTTACAGGACCATACAAGGATACATTCTACGTATATGATAAAGTCCAATTACGTGAATCAGCTGATGGATCCGAAGCAACACTTGGCTTTGTTTATAAGATTATTTCTTCTGAAATACCCGAAGAACAATTGAATGTAGATCCGTTATTTAAGAATTATATTGGTGATGTGTTGACGCATGTTATTGAAGATGCTATGAATCGTGGACATTATGGAGCAAGTGAAGATGAGTGATATCCAGCATGTAATTCTATCCAACTTGATTCACAACAATGACTTTTGTCGAACAGCATTGCCTTATATCGAAACAGAGTATTTTACTGAAGCAGAAGGTCGAGTATTTGATCTTATCGATAATTATTTTGAAGAATATAATCGGTTGCCTTCGGCCAAGATTCTTGAGATTGATCTGTTAAATGCTGACATGTCTGATACAAGAGCGCAGGAATCCTTTGAGGTTATCAAGTCTATTTCTGTGCCTGAAAACTTTGCAGTGGATAACGATTGGCTTGTTAAGAATGCGGAAGAATGGTGTCAGAGTCGTGCTGTAGAAAATGCTGTGATGAAATCTATTCGAGTTCTGGATGGCAAGGAAGCAGATACCACAAAAGAAATGATTCCTGATTTTCTTCGCAATGCATTATCCGTATGTTTTGATTCATCTGTAGGTCACGATTATATTTTAGATGCTGTAGAGCGTCATGAATACTACAATCTTGAAGTAGCGAAAATTCCTAGCGATCTCGAAATGATCAATAGAATAACCAAAGGCGGTTATGTCCGGAAAACGTTAACAGTAATCCTCGCAGGATGCGTTCATCCAGAAACTCAGATTCGAGTTAGAATGAGAAAGAAGGCGGAGTCCTAGGACTCCACAGTTTTCCATTCGGGTTTCTTGGGTGACTTAATCCAATTTGTTATAGTATCAGGCGTAACTTTATGAAAATCGGCAGCGGCCTTCCTTGATACAAATATATCGGTACCGTTGGTATACTGGACTTTCCTGATCTGAGGTTTGCCGCCGCTTTTCCAATCTGAATTAAAGGATAAGAATTCTTGTCTATCTTCTTCAGATTGGAACTTTTTCATATTAGTACCATCTGTAACCGGGAATTTTGCGGATAGCTTTGCTGCTGCGATTGCCTTATCTTTATCTTTAAATGTTCCTTGTTGCTCAAGGAACTTGGTGTTAGTTTTACTACTGATTGAACCACCTAAACTGGCTCTTTCTTTTCTGCCTTCAGTGGTGGACCAGTAATAGAAATTTTTATCGCCATTAGCTTCATATAATGTCTTTTGGGTTTCAATACCTTTTTTACGCCACTCAGGCCTAGAGGTATCCCATTTTTGATTATGAAACCCAATATCATTATCTCTGCAAAAATTGCCGATGATTATTCTATATTCAGTACTAAGCTTAGCCCCGAGCATATACATTGCTCTGAGATCGTTGGGGTTGTCGTATATTTTATAAAGAAGTTCATGGGCCAATATATGATCATCTACGCATAAATATGTGTAATTGTTCTCTTCATCTAATCCTCCAGAATGCCTTGGAATTATGTGATGACGATGAAGCCCGGATCCATATGTCCAGTCTTCTTTGTACTGTATATTGTTGTTGACTAATTCGTGATACTGTGTTATAATAGTATTATCAGACATAAAAAGTTCCCTGTACCCGCTAGTATAATGTATTTATACTATTATATATAAGAATGAGGATTTCTAGAATGCAACTTGAAAGCTTATGGATTGAAAAGACGATTCCTATTGGTGATGTAGACCGATTGCTTAAAGATGGTTGGGAGATTGAGGTAGATTCCCCGGACGGAATGGTTCCTGTCAATTTCTTTGTTGACAAAGGCATGTACGATGAATATGTATTAACAATGAATGATTATTCAATGAGGCGTATCCGATGTAATGGAGATCATCTATTTGAAACAACTGTAGGTTGGGCGGCGGCATCTCAGATCGTTGATAAGGAGGTGAATTTTCTTTGTAAAAATGGTGAGTATAAGAAAGGCGTGGTTACTATGACAGGCCAAAGGATTCCTATCGTAGATATAAATGTTGAACATGAAAATCATCGCTATTATACAGAAGAAGTTTCATCACATAATACTGGTGTTGGTAAAAGTATGTTTATGTGTCATTCTGCAGCATCGGCTCTGAAAATGGGACATGACGTACTTTACATTACAGCGGAAATGGCTGAGATAAAGATTGCAGAACGTATCGATGCGAATTTATTTAATGTTCCATTGAATGATATTGAAAATATGTCACGTGATATGTTTATAAGTAAGGTAGATAAGATCAAGGCCAAAACTCAAGGCCGATTGGTAATTAAAGAATATCCTACAGGCTCATGTCATGTAGGTCACTTCAGACACTTATTAAATGAGTTGAAGCATAAGCAGAATATGAAGCCAGATGTCATTTTTGTAGACTATCTAAATATATGTGCAAGTGCTCGAATGAAGAATAATGGTAATGTCAATTCATATACATTGGTTAAATCTATTGCGGAAGAATTGCGTGGATTGGCGATTGAATTTGATGTTCCGGTAATTACTGCGACTCAAACCAACCGCGAAGGATATGGTAATAGTGATGTTGACTTGACCAATGTATCTGAATCTTTTGGTCTACCAGCAACAGCCGATCTGATGTTCGCTTTGATTGCGACAGACGAGTTAAAGAGAATGAATCAAGTTGTTGTAAAACAGCTTAAAAATAGATACTCAGATCCAGGTGATATGCCAAAGTTCAATTTAGGTGTAGATCGAGCGAAGATGAAGTTCTTTGATTGTGATCAGCCAACGGCAGGTTTATCATCTGAACCTCGCGGTAAGGCATCTGATAATATCGATGTATTCGTTCCAGGAAAGGCACCAGCATCTGACTTTGGTAGTTTTAATTTTTAGGAGAGTATTATGAATTATGGAATAATGGCAGTGAATAAGTTGGGTGGATATGGATTTGAAGGACGCCTACCCTGGAAAATTTATACCGATGATCATGCGCGTGATATGGCTCGATTTAGAGAGTTAACTACCGGTAGCGTTGTGGTGATGGGTTCTGGGACTTGGGAATCATTAAACGGTCCTTTACCTGGACGGTTCAATGTCGTAGTATCGGATCGAAATAATTTGAATAAAGATACATATGATGAGAAATGGACCACAGCATCTATCATTGATTACCTCGACTCCAATTTACATCGAGTCAAGATTATTTCGGGTATGGATGACGCATACTTCATCGGTGGTTCCAGTTTGATATATACTGCCATTGATTCGATTGATAAGTTTTATCTGACTATTTTTGATACAGAAGAAGAAACTGATCGTTCGATTGATTTGGAATATATATTCTTGAACTTTAGTGTAGATAAGCGCATTACCACGAAGGATAATACACAATACTTGGAGATGGTGCGTAAAACCTAGTATGTATAAATACATATAAATATATATTTAACTTATATGGGAATTTGAATTCATGATATCGTTTAAAGACTACATGGAAGAGGCTGTCGGTAATAATGCCGGTATGCTTAATATTAAACGCGTTCTCGATTCGCTTGGATTTGGCAAGACAAAAATGCCCACCCAAACACGTATCAATATATACGTAGCGGATCGAGATGCTGCTTATAAGAAAGTATTAAAGGAAATCCCAGGTTCGTATAAAGATGATTCTGTTAAAGCCCTTAACTGGTCTAGTGCTGGTGCTATAGGGTTTGATGAGACTTCACCATATTATGGTATCAATCTTGTAATGAAACCTGACGCATCTAAAGACCTCAATACTGACGAAAATGAATCTTTACAAGCATACCATATTGCCGCCGCACTTAAAAACCCAAATACTGATTTTGGAATGGCTGATCTACTGAAGGCATCAAGCCGAGTTATGTCTAAGTATACGATCGAAGATTTGATGGAAAAGGCCCCAGAATCATGGGTAGAGTCCTCTCAAATCTGTGCAAGGACTATTGCAGGCTCTCAACATGCTGGTGACTATACAATCCATCAACGTTCAAAATCTACATTCATAACAAACCTATCCAAAGCTGCTAAGAATTGCATTTCAAATGCAGGATCTTCTATTGGTCTTGATAAGTGGAATCCTTCCGATGTATGGATGGTACATTCTTCTGTAGAAAACCATGACTGGAATCAGTATACTTCAATTGCAGTATTGAATGATGTGATTACTGAACTTTTTGATCAACAAAAGCTTGTTGGTGTGTCGTTGAAGAAGGTCAAAGGAACTGCCTCAATTGCGATGTATAACCATCCAGATTCGCGGTTATCTATTGAGTTTGAAGGATTTGAAATGGGCAAACGCGGATTTGACCAGTCAATGGATATGTACATGTATTTTAATGGTGGCCGATCTATTCAACTTCGTAGCTTCAATGCTGCTGGTAAAATTCAGGGCGAAATTAAAGGCGCCAATTCGGCGATGGGTAAGATCGGTAATACTGGCGTAATGAATGCACTTAAATCTGTTTCAAAATACAAGATCACCGATACTAAAAAGATCATCAAACGGTTTGAAACTGACTTTGCCAATGTTACAGATGAATTGTTTAGCATGGGCAAGCAGTTAGATCCAAGATCGATGAAGAAATATACTCGTGAAGAATACCGATCTGTGATATTGCTCAAAGACAATACCTTATCATATGTTGTTTCAAAATACCAAGTAGCTGAGATTGGAATGGCTATGTTGAAAATGAAGAAAGCTCAAAAGACTGCTTTTCTACAGTCGATGATTGACTTTGCTTCTTCATCATTGCCTATCTCTTCTACATTCATTAAGGTATCTTGAATATGATAACATTTAAAGAATTTATCACAGAAGCTAAAAATTCTCATATGACGCATATCGAAGATTTGGTTATCGATGGTGGTGTTAATGGCGCAAGAAACGCGATCAATGCTCTTCGATCGTTACGCGATATGCTGGCTGGTAGTACTACTACAGAACAAGACATTACTGTTAAATGGGATGGAGCTCCGGCGATTTTTGCCGGGACAGATCCTACTGATGGCAAATTCTTTGTTGCCAAGAAAGGTATATTCAACAAGAATCCAAAGGTATATAAAACACCACAGGATATTGATGATGATACTTCAGGCGATTTAAACGCCAAATTGAAGGTAGCTCTTGAAGAATTGCCGAAGGTTGGTATCAAAGGAATCTTGCAAGGTGATCTCATGTTCACCAATGACCTTGGTTCAGAGACGATTGAAGGTGAGAAGTATATTACATTTCATCCCAATACAATCCTGTATGCGGTGCCAGCTTCATCTGATCTAGCAAAGAAAATTAAAGCTGCTAAGATTGGTGTTGTATGGCATACGGCATATTCAGGCGATTCATTCGAGAGCTTGTCAGCATCATTTAATGTCGATGCCTCCAAATTAAAGAATGTTTCTTCTGTATGGCAACAAGATGCACACTTACATGATCTGTCCGGAACAGTAACAATGACCAAAGCAGATACTGATGAAGTTACAAAGCACCTATCAAATGCCGGTAAGTTGTTCAGTAAGGTTTCTTCTAATGCGTTAAAAGATATGTCTGACATGAAAGACCTTAACATCATGACCAATACGTTCAATAACACATATGTGCGTAAAGGCCAGCGTATTACAGATACAAAGAATCATGTTAAGGAATTACAAAAATATATTGAAGCTAAGTATCAAGTTAGCATTGATAAGGTTAAGACTGAAAAGGCCAAATTGGTATGGCAGGAAAAGCGTGATGAAACATTATCATTTTTTACTAAACATTCCACTTCTTCTATTGTCTCTATCTTCGATTTACAAAATGCTTTGGTCGATGCCAAGTTGGTTTTGATCAAAAAGCTTAGTCAAATTGGCGGTATAAATACTTTTGTTAAGACTAAAAATGGCTTTAAGGTTACAGGTGCAGAAGGGTTTGTATCGATTACTGCTCGAGCCGGCGCTGTCAAACTAGTTGATAGATTGGAGTTTTCATCTAATAATTTTAGTCCCGATATCATTAAGGGTTGGGAATCACCAAACCGCGGATAAATAACTGTTGTCGTCATATAAGAAATATGATATAATATATAAAAATAAATAGGGCTAAGATATGAAGACGTTTTTCGAGTTTTTCAGAGAATCTAAGGATGACATAGTTGTAATGACCTTTGGCCGGTTTAATCCACCGACCATTGGCCATTTAAAGTTGGTCAATGCAATGAAAAAAGAAGCGTCTAAGAAGCGCGGAAAGATTCATATATACGCATCTCAGTCCCATGACCCAGCAAAAAATCCTTTAAAATTCAGCACCAAGATTAAGTGGATGCGTGAGATTTTTAAAATGAAAAATGAGATATTGGATGACATGTCGGTAAAACATGTCTTCGATATTCTTGTAAAGGAATATAACTCTGGAACACGCCACTTAACAATGGTTGTCGGTTCTGATCGAGTAAAAGCTTTTGACGGTATGGTCAACAAATATAATGGCGTTGAAGCAAAACATGGGTATTATAAATTCGAAGGCGGTGTTGATGTCGTATCCGCTGGCGAGAGAGATCCTGATCAGGATGGTGCCGCTGGAATGTCCGCTTCTAAAATGAGAGCGGCAGCGATGGATAATGATATAGAAAAATTTACTCAAGGCCTTCCAAATCACGTCAATGCAGACGAATTAATGCAAGAAGTTCGTGATGGAATGGGCTTATAAATACTTATATCAATTTAAAGTAAGGTATGCAGATGTTAAAATTTACTGATTTTTTTCAAACAAGAACTGGCGGTAAGCTGGCAGTGTTTGGTGTGGGCGATTTTAAAATACCTACTAACGAACACTTAGAATTGTTCGATAAGATAAATACTACCTCGAACGAACTTAACACTGATTATCGCATTTTCGATATCGCTGAAGATTATATGGTCAAACATTACCGAAAATTATTTCCTCGCCATGCTCGTTCGTTTCGCACAGGCACAGGAACAGAGCAAGAGGTTGTGCTTGAAAAGGCAACCGAATACTTTGAATCCGGATATGGGGATATCATGGTATATGTTGAAGAGAGTAGAAAAAATGATATTCTCGACCTGCTGCATGAACATAATGGCTTAACTGACAGACATGGGTATTTTAACTTTCATAATATCAGTGTAATGGGATTTCAACCTGTTGCTGATGATACATTATATAAGTCTGTTGAAGATAATAATGTAGATGAATTTATGACTAAGATGCCTGTCGATTCTGATTATGTTCATGAAATGTATAATTCAATTCGTACGAACATGGGCTTAGAAGAAGTAGAAGATTTTAGACGTAAGGTTAAATTTGAGCCAATCTCAGAAGAACGTGAAGCATATAAGCGCGGAGATTTATTTAATGTCGGCGAAGAAGTTCAAATCGCCACAACAGAAGAAGTAGTTACCATCACCAGACTTGCCACCAATTATGTAATTGTTGAGCATGCAGATGGTAGATCCACAAGAAAATGGGTAACAGACCTCACCAATATAAAGGAAGACTAATATGAGCGTAAAAGAACAAGTAGCACAGTATCGCAAACAGGATTTGTTGGCTGGTACAAAAGCATCACCAAACGGTTTCTTCCGTGGTAATCAGAAGATGAAAGGTATTCGTCTATCCGAAGAATTTATTGCAGAGTGGAATAACGAAAAAGTGCTCTTAACCGAAGTAATGCCGACTCCAGAAAAAGAACTGATTGTCGATGTAGTTGACGAACCATTACAAGTTGTAATTGAAGAAGTCATCGAAGAAGTGGTTGAAGAAGTGGTTGAAGAAATTGTATCTCCTAAGAAGAAAAGTCGCCGTAAAAAGAAGTAATAAATAAGTACATACAGTAACTTATTGGCGGAATTATGACTAGACTTTTTGATGTAATAAATGAAGAAAACTTTGTTTTATTTGCTATGAATCATTATGAAAATCCTCAATGTCAAAATATAGAGGAATTTTATGAAGACTTACATCGGTTTAAATATGTGAAAAGGCTTCTTGGTAGGTATATGAAATCGAAAGATGACCTTCAAGAACGCCTTATATTAAATCATATAACAATCATTTATAATGTATTTGGTATAGATGCAGCACATAAAATGATGAAGTTTAAATTTCAAGATGAACAGAATTGGCCTGTTATAAAGCCATTTCTCATCTTATTAAGTTTTCTAGATGATAATGATATGGTAGAAATACCATTAGACAAACATGTGGTATCTAAATTAAGGGAAGTATAATGGGATTATTATCAAGAGCTGCTGATACGATATATGCGTTAAGATTTCTGCGTTTATTAACAATGCCTTGGGAAAAGACCGCGGCATATAAGCAAGGGTTAATTGACGAGAAAGGAAAGGTAATTAAAAAGCCAGTATCGGGTGATCAAAAAGCTGCATATACATACTTTCATAAATTGGTATTTAATGTACGAAGGTTGTTAGGTAAAATGCCAGGAGCTTCTATTACATCTTATGCTGCTGCATTATACCTCGTCAAAGAAGCAACTGGTATGTCAGAAAAATCTATTGTTGAGACGATGGAGAAGATGGGTGTTAGTGTAACTGATCATCAATTAAAAGAATGCTTTTATGTAGAAGAAGGCAACCTGATTGCCGGTTTCTATCATTTAGTAAAGGATGTGGCTGACCCAATAACTGGAGATGTCATTGCTGCAAAAGGTACCCGAATCAGGGTTACTGAAAATTTAGAGCCAGTAGATACTGTGTTTAATGCAAACATATATCAGGTGACTCATATGCCAACAACACGTAAAATTATGATAACAGCTGGCGATATATTAAGATAACCTCGAGGAAAATAAAATGTCAAATGCATTAATAGATCAAGTTCTAAAAGCAATGGAAGATACATTGCCATTAGAAGAAAGAAAAGCTTTAGAAGAAAAACGTAAAATCAAAGAAGAGCCTACGAACTCTACAGGCGATGCAGTAGATACTACTCCTGCAAAAAAGAAAGACGAAGAAGAAGTTGAAGAATCTGTCTCTGAACATGAGAAAAGAGTTGCTTTAATTAAAGAAGAGCGGTATAATAAGAGTATAGAAAAGATTGATCATGAGAAAAAGGTTGCTTTAATTAAAGAAGAGCGGTATAATAAGAGTATAGAAAAGATTGATGAAGAGATCTCTATTCTTGAAGCTGAAATTGCCGAACTTGAAGAAGTCCTTCTAGAAGCTTCTGCCTTGGCAGAAGTTGAAGAAGCCAAGGAAGAAGAAGTCAAGGAAGAAGCAGTTGAAATCGAAGTAGATGATGAAGAAGACGATGAAGAAGTTGACGAAAAGGTCATCGTAAAAAAGAAACGTAAGGGTGCGGAAGCTAACAAAGATCGCAAGGCAGCCCGCCTTGATTATAAAAAGAATAGAGTCCAGATTCTTAAGAAGGCTAAGAAAAATAAGCTGAAGAATAAGAATAAAAAGAAAAATACAATTAAAATGAAGGGGTAATATATGTCAAATTTAGCAGATAAGTATCGTGATCGTATGAATGAAGCAAAGCTAGCAAAAGCAAAAAAAGGATTAGTAGAAGCAGTTGATTATGAAGATTATGAAGATGATATTGGTGAAATGGTGGGTGAATATATTCTTGAAGGTACCGCAAATTTGCGAGCTTTCTGTCAGGACGAAGAAGATAGCAAAGGCGATAAGGAACTTTCTAAGTTAGAAGATCATATCATCAAAGTATGTGAAAAAGTATTCGGTATGAAATTTTAATAAAGGGCTTCTGAGAAAAGCTTTAGCTAAAGCTTAAAACTTTAGCTAAAGCTACAGATCTAGCAAATATTTGGTCTGTCAATAATAAAGAAACATAAGGAATAAATCAATGAAAATGTTAGATAAGGAATACCAACAGGTATTAGAAAAAGAAAAGCTAGTTGAAGCAAAGGGTACCGCATACGAATTTTTCGGCGATGATGTTATTGCTTCTATGATATCTTCGGGCGTTAGAACCTTAGTTGATGAAATGGATGACTTGGTAAAAGACCTCACTCATGAAGCTGAACAAGTAATTCAATTTTCTAAGCCTAGTGAACATGCTGAAGCCATGGCCTGGATAAATAACAGCCACAAATCATTCGTCAAATTTATTTCTGAGATCCAAAAAGGCACAGACTTTAAATTCAAAGTTAAGTAGCAAGGAATAAACCGATGAAAATGATGGACAAGGAATATCAACAGGTATTAGAGTATACTAAATCTATAGGATATAAAGGCGTTGCAGAGATGATTGAACGTCTTGGTAAATCCCTTGATCCAAAAAGCAATCTTTCATCTGGTATCCAAAAGAGTATGGGTGCAGGATATAGTAAAGATTTCGCGAAAATGAAAAAGCTTATTGATCAGATAGCTGATATTTGGAATGATATCGATATGGATATCTCAAAACAATCCGGTAATAAGTATTAATCTTAGGAGAATGTAATGTCGTTACTAGAAAAGTATTTGTATATGAAAGAAGCTAAGGCAGGCCCTGATGAGATGACATTGCGTCTTGTTCCAGCCAAAGATGATAAGGAAGCCAAAGCCCGTTTGAAGTTATTTGACAAGGCTAAAATTCCTGCAGAGCCGGGCGATCGTGACGAAATGTCTGAAATTGTAATTCCTGTTGATTATAAGGATGAAGCACTGGAGTTGTTGAAAGCCAACAAGATTGAGTTGAAGGCTAAGTCAAACACTGGCAAGTTTAAAGATTCAAAGCGCAAGCGCGAGACCGATGAAGCAGTTGAAGAAGCTGTGGAATCTGCAGTAGATGACAATGCCGTAAAAAAAAAAATCAAAGTAATTGATTGGAACAACAAAGAGAAAATTGAGAACGTAGAATTTTATCTTTGGAAAGCAGTTTCAAAGGATAAAAATTGGGAAAAGAAGTTTCCTGATTCAGTCTCTTACATAGTCGTTAGAGGTACTGAGTACTTTGGTCCTGGACGCACCGGCAAAAATAACAAAACAGGCAAAGACGTTATCCAGTATACATCAGAAAAAGACGAGAGAATATGGGTCGCAACTGATTTATCACTGATTAGCTTAGATTAAGAGGTAATCGTATGATTGCATTAACGTCTATCATCTCTTCTTTGGTGGGTTTCGCGGGTTCCGCGTTACCTACTATAGTAGATATTCACAAGCAAAAAACTGCCAATAAGCACACTGCTGAAATGAAGAAGCTTGATCTACAGGCTCTTGAGAAGGGTGTGGCATTGGAATTAAAAACATATGAAACTAAGGCTGCTGACAAAGAACATGAGCGTTTGATTGCACATGATACTTCTATGTCAAACGATTCTGGTTTCTTTGGTGGACTACGAAAATCAGTCCGACCTGTAATCACATATATGTTCATGGGCCTCTTTACAGCAATGAAAGTTGCCCTGATAATTGAAATTGTTGGTTCGGGTGATACATTATTAGCTGCGATGGATGTAGTATGGGATCCTGAAACACAAGCGATCTTTGCTGCAGTTATATCTTTTTGGTTCGGCAATCGAGCATTCGAAAAGAAAAATTCATCATCTAAGTAAATCTCAGTTTCAATAAAAGGTCAGACTTCGGTCTGGCTTTTTTTGTCCTATCAAGAAAATAAATGTTGTATTATGCCACTTTCTATGGTATAATTAATAATCACTAAAAATAATGAGGAACACTTATGACCGTAAAACTCTCTCCACGCCCGAAATCAATGGTATCTATTCGTGCTGATAGATTGACGGATGCCAGACAAATGATGTCGGATACAAAATTCTTTGACTCATATGCGAGATTTAATGATTCGCTGAATCGATATGAAACATGGGATGAAGCAGTAGATCGTGTGATGGCTATGCATTCTAATTTCTATGCAAAGTCAATTGATAAGATTGTAAGTTTTATTGAAGAGGCAAGACAAGGGTATAAAGAAAAGCGTGTGCTTGGAGCGCAACGAAGTTTGCAGTTTGGTGGTGATCAGTTACTTAAACATCAAATGAGAATGTATAACTGTACATCATCATATGCTGATAGACCTGAATTTTTTGGCGAATTCTTCTACATTTTATTATGTGGAGCTGGAGCTGGTTTCTCTGTACAGAAACATCACGTTGCCAAAATGCCTACTATCGCTGTTCGTAAGAAAGCACCAAAAACGCATGTGGTTGAAGACTCAATTGAAGGTTGGGCTACAGCTATTGATGTATTAATATCTTCTTATATAGAGGAAGGTGGTAAGCATTCTGAATTTAATGGTCGAAGAGTATTCTTTGATTTGAATTCAATTCGTCCAAAAGGTTCAATGATTTCAGGTGGATTTAAAGCACCTGGACCTGAAGGATTACGTAAGTGTTTGGATCATATTGAACATCTGGTACAAGGTCTGTTGAATAAATCTGAATCTGGTTCACTTAAATTGCGCCCTATCCATGTATATGATATCTGTATGTTTATTGCTGATGCAGTACTATCTGGTGGCGTTCGTAGATCAGCTACAATTTGTCTTTTCTCGCCAGACGATATGGAAATGCTTACAGCCAAGACAGGTAATTGGTTTAATGACAATCCGCAGCGCGGCAGGTCAAATAATTCAGTGGTCATTGTACGTGATGAAATTACAAGACCAGAATTTGCAGAAGCAATGAAAATGGTACGTGAGTTTGGAGAGCCTGGATTTGTATTGGTTAAGTCACGTGAACATACAGTAAATCCGTGTGTTGAGATTGGCATGTTTCCTCAAATCGATGGTGTGTCTGGTTGGCAGGGATGTAATCTTACAGAGATCAATGGATCATTATGTCTTACTGAAGAAGACTTCTATAAGGCTTGTCGTGCTTCAGCTATCTTGGGTACATTGCAGGCAGGATATACTGACTTCAAATTCTTGCCAGAAACTACTCAGAAAATCTTTGAACGTGAAGCATTGATTGGCGCATCGATTACAGGTTGGATGAATAGTCCTGATATCTTGTTTGATGAAAAGATTCTTGAAAAAGGTGCAACAATCATTAAGGAAGTGAATAAAGAACTTGCTGCGTTGATTGGTATTAATCCTGCTGCCAGAACCACTTGCGTGAAGCCATCTGGTAATGCCTCGGTTCTATTGAAAACAGCATCTGGTATTCATGCTGAACACTCTGCTCGTTATTTGAGAAATGTACAGATCACCAAAGACTCTGAAGTTGGTGCGTTGATCAAACGAACTAATCCGCATATGGTTGAAGATTCTGTATGGTCATCAACAAATTCTGATTATGTCATCTCATTTCCAATCGTACCAAATGAAGGCTCAATCTTCAAAAATGACTTGTTGGGTGTTGATCACTTAGCTAAGGTAGCTGCAGTCCAGAAGCATTGGATTGAGGCGGGAACAGATGTTGATTTGTGTGCAGATGAAGGTCTACGACATAATGTATCCAATACGATTATTGTTGATGACTGGGATGAAGTAGAAGAGTATGTATTTGAGAATCGTTATAGCTTCTCTGGCATTTCCTTCTTGTCAATGACAGGCGATCGCGATTACAACCAAGCTCCAAATACTGCGGTTTATACTGCTGAAGAGATGGTTGAGAAGTATGGTGATGGCGCTATCTTTGCGAGCGGATTGGTGGTAGATGGCCTATCAGTATTCAGTAATCTCTGGGCTGCTTGTTCTACAGCAGTAGGCATGGGTGATGACATTTCACTTGAAAGTTCTGAGAATGCTAAGAAATCTGATTGGGTTCGCCGGTTCAATAGGTTCGCTGATAACTACATGAATGGCGATAAGAAAATGACCGAGCTATGCCTCAAAGATGCTTATATCCTACATAAGTGGAAGAAGATTATTGCAAATCAAAAGCCAATTAATTGGGTTGAGGAATTGCATGATAAGAAATTTATTGACGTAGATACATTAGGATCATCGGCATGTGCTGGTGGTAATTGCGAAATTGACTTTTAAGAAAAATAATATGATTACGATATACACAAGAAATTTTTAAGGAGAATAATGTGATTACAATATACACAAGAAAATCACCAGCATGTCCTTCATGCATTAATGCGAAAGCGTTAATGAACAACCGTGGAATTGATTATGAAGAGCAAGTGCTGGGGGATGATATCACTACTGCAAACTTCGCTATCATGTATCCAGGGCAACGGACTGTACCTTATATTATTAAGGATCTTGGAACAGATGAAGAACAGGTAATTGGTGATTACATGGCATTACAGAACTGGGTTTCTAAAACCAAATGGTAATTACCTAACATAAATAATTCCATATAATAAACAA